TCGCCGCCTCTGAAGAAGGCGTTGCGGCGCTGGAAAGCGTCAACGCAGCGCTGGAAGCCTTGGGCGCCGATAAAATCAGCAGTCTGGATGAACTCAACACTGCGCTGGAAACTCTCAATGGAATTGATCTTTCGTCCTTCTCTCTCGTGGATGCACAGGAAGCGTTCGTTGCTCTTGGCGGCGATGCGAGTGGGTGCAAGACACAGGTTGACAGTCTCCGCACTTCACTGAAGGCGCTGGATGGCACGTCGGCGACCACGACGCTCACGAACAACACCTACAACAATACCTACAATAATTCCTACACCCGGTCGTTTGGTTCCCTGATGAAAAATGCCAACGGTGGCATCTATGATGGGGCCATGCTTTCGTGGGTGGCTGAAGACGGCCCGGAAGCAATTATTCCGCTCGGCGCG